ACCTCCGAAGAGGTACATCAGGGTGGCGCGAGTAACACCGCGACGCTCGAGCCTGGTCGGCTCCCGGGTCACTATTGACCCTTGGTTGTTCAGTACCTCGAAAGGGGGCATGAACTCGTGTTCGACACGAAAACCGGGATCGAGAGGCTCCGTGCGATCGGGTTAAACCCCGATCTAGCGCACCAACTGATTGATCTGGTCCAGAAATGGGCTAGGGATTCAGGCGAAGAATGGGCGGTGGACAGAGTGAAGGCCTTTAAGGTCGATCTCGTCCGGCACTTTTCTGGTCTGAGCCCGTTGAAGTCACACTCATGGTGTAAGTATGACTCCAAAGGGATCCCGAAAGGGCCTTTTGGAGCTGTGTTCCGGTTGAGTAAGCGTGAGTTTGCTCAGGCTTGGAATGCCATCATGCTTTACACAGGCTTTGTGTTCAACCACCCTGAATTAAGGGTTACACAGAGACAATGGACGAAGGCTGTGTCCGCAATAAGACGCAGCGCTCTCGACCCGGGTCCCTTGGTTGAGGGACTCAGGCTGATCCACAGGGATCCCCCCGTTGTGCGGGTTCGCCTTACGGCGACTACAGGTACACCACTGTTGGAGTACCAACCCTCACCCGTGCGACGAGCCCCAAAGGGCTTCAGGACGGTTCCGGAGGTGAACGGAGTTCTTGACTCCGTCCGCCCTCTCCTTCGCAGGACATGGTGGACCGATCAGAACTGGGACATTTTGTCCGGTTCTTTAGTTGGCTTGGATGACGTCCGCGACATCATCGAGATTAATCTCGAAGATGATCGTAGGGCTGGCGGCGGACCTCTGGACGAGGAAACTCGTCCGGAGATGGGCCTGATCGCCTTGATCCCCGAGCCTGGGTACAAGCTCAGGTTCGCGGCGAACCCTTATCGGGTTTACCAAGTGGCTACGGAGCCGCTCGGACAGTCGCTTTTTGCGGCTCTCCGGGCTGTGCCGAACGACTTTACGTTCGACCAGGATAGAGGCGTTGTAACCGTACAGCGCTGGCTACAGGCAGGCTTGCCTGCAGCGTCTATGGACTTGTCCAATGCCACGGACAATGCTCCACTTGCGTTGCAGCTCGAAAACTTGTCTGTCTGCGGGGTGCCCACTCGATGGCTCCAGTTCTTGGAAAGTCTGTCCCGCGGAGACTGGTGGGTCTCCTTGAGGAAAGATTCTCCTCCAGCCCAGGAATGGGCTGTGAGAATCGGAAACCCTCCTGGATTCGAAAGAATCCAATGGACGGTCGGCTCCCCGTTGGGGTTATACCCAACGTTTCCCTGTTTTGCCTTATGGCATCATCAGGTGGTACGTTCATGTTTCGTGGACGTACGGGGGCCCGCAGATGGTGGTATCTCCCAGGAGATGCTTCCATACGCCATCGTTGGTGACGATGTCGTAATCTGCGACCTCGAGGTGGCAGGACTCTACCGGAAGCGAATGGAGGCCTTAGGTGTGCCCATCAGTGAGCACAAGACGCTCATTGCTCCACACACGGCCGAATTTCTCGGTCGGGTGATCACCCCTAACCGGGTGGTCCAGGGGTTCAAGTGGAAGGGTCGGGTTTCCGACGAGTCATTTATTGACTTGTGTCGGAATATCGGCCCCGGGGCTCTCATGTTAATGAGGCCTCGGCAGCGAAGGGTTCTCAGCTTCATTGCTGATATGCCCGAGCCCTATGGACTTGGGTGGAATCCTTTGGGGATACCCCTTGAAGAAAGGCGGAACCCAAGATTCGAAAGAATCTGGGACCGCGACGAGCGGTTACGCCAGTTTTCTAGGGCTTCCACGAGAGTGAACCGACTCCTCTATGAGAGTGAGGATTATTCGGGCACTCGGTCATGGGGAAATTTCCCCATCATCGAGGAAGACCTCGCCTCCGACCAGGAGGCGGCAAGGGTTATGTCAGCCCTACTCCCACACCTGACCGGTATGGGACATGTGGTCTGGCCTAACCTACCAGAGGTGGCTCGCCTGATGGGCGATATACCTCCGGAACTTGCTGAAGAGCTCCGCCTTATGCTCCGACGGGTCTCTTCCGTTGAGAAACGGAAGGAACTCTCAACACTGGTCGTGT